CCAGTACCGCAGAGTTCGCTAATCTAGATCTACTAGGCGGGCGTTTTCTGTGGCTGGCGTCAACTACGAAGTTAATATCCAGCTGAACGCCAAGACGCTCGACAAGCAACTCGGCGACCTCGAAAAAAGGGTAAATAACCTCAAGAAAAACCTTGCTGCGCCTTTGCGTGGGGACGAGTCTGCAGCCCGGCGTGCCGTAGCCACGGAGCAAAAACGCACCCGATTGGCGGAGCGTCGTCAAGCAACGCAGATCGTCACCTTTAACTTAGGCCGCAAGGTTAATGAGTTAGAGGCAAGAGGCGTAGATGTAAGTAAAATTAGAGAAAAGCTAAATAAAGCAGCACTAGAAAATGATAAAGGCCGCCTCACAATGGCGCGGGCTCAAAACAGTGTTGCACGCACACTAATAAATCAAGAACAGGCAAAGCTTCGTATATCAACCAAAGCTGGCCGTATGCAGGCCGAAAACATTGATGCACTATCTAAAGCGCAGGTAAAACGCTATACCCTAGATCAGCAAATACGTCGTTTAGAAGAAGCCGGTGTAAACACAGATAAGTTACGCGCAAAGCTGGGTGAAGTCACTACAGCGCAAGCACAGCGCCGGTTTGGCAGCTTCAAACAGCTTACAGGTGAATTATCCCTAGCTATCCGCAAAGAGCGCGACAAGCTGGCTCTTCAGCAGCGCCAAACTCGGGAACTGGGAAGACAGGCCAAACTTACATCTAATACCGCGGCAGGTGGTATTCGTCTAAGACGGTTGGCTACTAGCGCTAATCCACTTATAAGTCGTCTTGAGGATCTAACTGCTCCTGCGGGTCAGCTCGCTCTTCCTAGTTCCAAGATGTTGGGAGCTGAGGCAAGAGGTATTCAGCGTATTACTACGCTGAACGAAAAAGTTACACGTGAAAAACAAGAACAACTTGCGTTAGAAAACAGAATTCAGCAAGGACAAACAAGACGAGCTAACAAGATACAGCAGATTCTTCAGTACGAGCAAGATATAAATGATGTTCGTGCACGTTTCTTGGCCGGTGATCCCGGTGCGTACAGACAGCCCATAGGTCCGGCACCTGCCTTTCGGGGTATGGCACCTAGTAGTCCAATCGGCGGCGCCCCCAATATCCCCGGCTCGCCCGCCTTCTTACGTCGCCAACGCCGTATCCAACAAGCCTCGGGCGTTGCACTTGGTGCCGGCTTTCCGCTGCTATTCGGCGGTGGCCCCGGTTCTATCCTCGGCGGTGCAGTTGGCGGCTTAGTTCCGGGACCTGCAGGATTTGCGGCCCAGATCGGTCTTAGTGCTATTGGCCAACAGTTTGATCGCATAGGCGCAGCTGCCATCACTCTTGGTAAAGCACTTGACCCACTTAGTTTTGACCTAAAAACTGTTGCGGGAGCAACTGGTATTGCAGGTACAAAGACAGAGGAGTTTCTAGCCAAAATTGAAGAATTTGGAGGAAAGGCAGCCGCTGCCGCAGAAGCCTCCAAGTTGATGGCTAGCCGCATCGGAAAAGATGCAACAGACGCATTAACCAAATTTGGAAAAGATGCTCAAATTGTCGGCAATCAGATCAGCATTATTTTTACCAAAGTGCTTGCGGCTATTGCGGCTGCGGCGGGTCCGCTGTTGTCCGCTCTTGGTTCAGGACTTACTCGAATTAACCAACTTGGTGGTTTCAAAGAGAGAGCCGGTTTAACAGGCGCCGACTTAACGGCACAGAAATTTTTAACTCGCACGGGTCGTTTAACCCCGGGACAAAGAAGAAGTTTTGCAGCAGGTTTGGGACTCGAAGCTACTGCGACTGCCGGACAGATTCGTAAAGCGGCTGAGGCACGCGCACTCACTAGTCAGCAGACATTCGAGACCCAACAATCCAAAGCATTGGAGCAGCAAGCACTTCGTCTAGAGGCCGCAGCCGAAGCCGCTAAGCAACCCAAACAACGTGAGAAAGGGGATCGCCGCAGCCGTCTACCTGAATTGCAAGCAGAAGAGAAGAAATTACAAGATCTGCTTCGCTTGGACCGGGAGATGTTCGAGTTCCGCCGTAATGACGACGCTCTGGGTGTCAGACGTTTAGAGCACCAAATGCGCTTAGTAGAGTTTGCCGAAGAAAAAGCAAAGGTACAAGCCAGCGACGTACCAAACGCGGAAAAGCTGCAATCAATAGCGAACATAGATCTGGAGATTAAGCGAGAAGAGCTGCAGCTTGCTTATGACATTGATGAGATCAATAAAAAAGCGTCTGAACGTGCGTTTCAAGATATGCAAAACAAAATTAAACAGCAAAATCAATTAAATACAGGACTGCAGCAACAACTACGGCTTGCAGATCAAATCTCAAATGTTATGGGTCAAGGTATGACCCAAGCATTCGATTTGCTTATTACTGGGGCGGATAACTGGGGTATTGCGTTGCGCGACATTGCAGCGAACGTGCTGCAAGATATTGCCCGCCAGTTAATTCAAATTTACGTGATTGAACAAGCAATTAGTTTTATGCGAAACCTTCTAGATCCAAACCCATTTGCGGCACTTACTGCACCCGGCGGTCGCTATGAAGGAGGAGCACGTCCGGCAACACCACCGCCACTTCCCCCTCTTCCCGGAAAAGCGTTGGGCGGAGCAGTTTCTGCTGGTAGACCTTACATGGTCGGTGAGCGCGGTCCCGAGCTATTCGTCCCCGGCGCCCAAGGCAACATCGTTCCGAACAATGCAATGAGTGGCGCCAACATCGTCGTCAACGTTGACGCCAAAGGAACTCAAGCCCAGGGCAACCAGCCCAATTCCGCTGCCCTGGGACGTGCCATCGGTGCTGCGGTGCAGGCAGAATTGATTAAGCAAAAGCGTCCGGGAGGCTTGCTCGCCTAATGGCTACCTTTCCGTCAATCACGCCAACCTACGGCGCACAAAAAAGCAGCAAGCCCACCATTCGCACCACGCAGTTCGGTGATGGCTATCAGCAACGTGTCACTTTCGGACTCAACCAAAACCCGAAGCAGTGGTCACTGACCTGGAACGTATCCGAGACCGACGCTGACACGATCGAAGCGTTCCTTGACGCACGGGCTGCGGACGCCACAAGCTTCGACTGGACGCCAATCGACGACGACAATACCTACAAGTGGATTTGCCTGGAGTGGAGCAAAACAATCCCGTATGTAAACCGTGCCACGATTACAGCCACTTTCCAGCAGGTCTTTGAGCCCTAAACTGCTGTCATAGGAGATCGTCCATGAGTACCATCGTCACCCGAGCTGGGAAAGGCACACCGCTCACGCACACGGAGCTGGACGCCAATTTCACCAACCTGAACTCGGACAAGGCTGGCTACATCACTGGCGAAGGTGGTGCCGTCACTCAAGCCACTAGCAAAAGCACGGCCGTCACGCTTAATACCAAGTGCGGCCAAGTCACGATGAACGCTGCGGCACTTGCAGCTGACACCACCGTTAGTTTCACGCTGACCAACAGCACAATCGCCGCAACCGACGTGCTGGTGCTGAACCACGTTAGCGGTGGCACGGCTGGCTCCTATCTGCTCAACGCCCAAGCTGCTGCAGGTTCTGCGAGCATCAACGTTCGCAACATCACTGGCGGTTCTTTGTCCGAGGCAATCGTGATCGGTTTTGCCGTCATCAAAGCAGTAATTGCTTAACGCATGGCCTACGTCGTAACTGGCTACTGGGACGCTGGTTACACGATCAGCGACAGCGAGGCGGACCTTACATCCCACCTACAGGAGATTGCCCCCGGTGCGATTGTTGAGCTGTTCCAGCTGGAGCTAAACGCTGCCCAGCACGGCGTTGATCAAACCTATTACTTCCACTCTGGGGTGGATCAATCCCTGACCGACATCACCTGGGCGGGACAGGATTATCAAGCCATCCCGATCGAAGCGGACGGTTTTGAGTGGAACGGTCAGGGCAGTTTGCCGCGTCCAACGCTTCGGGCATCGAATGTCTTGGGCACGTTGACGGCGTTGATTTTGACGCTGCCCGACGGTTTGGAGGGTGCCAAGGTCACGCGAATCCGCACCTTGGGTCGCTATCTCGATGACACCAACCTCATCGGCGGCGACTTGCTACTTGAGGATGGTTTCACCCTGTTGCTGGAAGACGGCGGCGAGTTCAGGCAAGAAAGCGGCAGCGCAGAACCAGACCCTTATGCCGAATTTCCACGCGAGATTTACTACGTTGACCGTAAATCAGCGGAAACCCGAGACATTATCGAGTTCGAGCTTGCCTCTGTATTTGACCTCGCTGGTGTACGAGCACCCAAGCGTCAGTGCGTGACCCGTTGCCAGTGGGTGTATCGCTCTGC